AAAAAAAAAAAAAAAAAAAAAAAAAAAAAAAAAAAAAAAAAAAAAAAAAAAAAAAAAAAAAAAAAAAAAAAAAAAAAAAAAAAAAAAAAAAAAAAAAAACCTCAAAGAAAACGAAAACAAACCGAGGCCGGATATGGCTGTTTTCGCGGTGGAAACGAGCCATACGAACCACGTGAGGATGGGTCAATCGACTGGATTGCGGATTTCAGGGGCTGCCAGGGTTATTGCGTATGGGGGAACTGGTATCGGGTAGCGGGTATGGGGTGGAGGGTATGGGATAGCGGCTATCGGTTGGAGGCGGCGATTGTGGCGGACGGTGGCGCGCGGTGCGTCAATGGGGGATGGTGTGGGGATGGATACCGTGCGGCGGGTGGTAACGCGGGTCGTGGATGGCGATGTCGGACGCGGCGCTACCATCCACCGGCCCGTCGACATGGCCGGTCTAGCGCCGTCCTATGTGATGCGGCGACGGGTAGGTTCCAGCCATGCCAAACTGCAAACATGAAAAAACCGGGCAGTCGCCTGCCCGGCTTAGATATTGCGATGGACTGGTCGTTACGCGTTCATCATTGCGGCGTATTCATCTGCCAGCGCTTTTGCGGCGGCGACAGCGCGATCACGCATGGCTTCCACCTTGGCACGCTTGGCCGCGTCCGACTCAAGGAAAGCCTTGATCACCGGCAGACGATCCGGCGCTTTCTTGATCGCGCCGATTGTCGGGATCAGCGCTTTCAGCAGGTCACGCTGTGCCTTGTCATCAAGCCAGTCGATAAGCGCCGCAAGCGGATCAGCAGCTGCCTTGTCGCGCGGTGTTCCTTTGAACAATGCGCTGCCTTCAACCAATGCCCGAACTGCCTTGTCAAGCATGATTTGTGCTGTTTCAGTGATCAGCGCCGCGTTAGCCGTTTTGAAGTCTGCTTTCTGATCGTCCGACAGTGGCGCGGCATTGTCGCCAAGCTTAGCCTTGATAGCCGCCGTCAGCGCGCCGGACGCTGCGTCCAGCACCTTGTCGCTGATCACCTTGAACAGCGCAGCGTTCAAGATGTGACTTGGCAGATCAGCAGGCACAAATTCAACTTTTGCGCCATTGGACTCAATCACGACGCTGGTGGCCAGCATTGGCACGTTGACGTGTGACACTGGCACGCCATTCAGCGTCACGTCAAAGCGTTCACGGATGGTTTGGTTAGTCATGGTTTGGACTCCTAGTTACCGGGCACGATTGCCCCCGCCGTCAATCGGCACGCCAAACATGGGGTCAACCTGCAGCATTGTCAACCCCGAATCACAATATTTCATTCCCAGCGTGTCGATTTTTGTTCGGCGCTGTGCGCCATGACACTGGCCACAAACCGCCCTACCGGCCGACTCGAAGCCCCACGGCGGACCCCCTTTCGCTGGTGCCGGCCCCTCGCGTGCCGGGGGAGGCCCCCAGCAAAAGTTTGCCAGTTTTGGAATGGTATGGCTCATTTCCCCATGAAAGCGCCCATATGCTACCGCCACCCCGCCGCCGAAAGGCTCTTGCGCCGATTGCCGACCTGTGCTATGTTAGGATTGCGCGCTCGTAGGATTGAGGTTGCCGTGACTCTTGGACTTCGCACAACTGGACGGGCTAAGGCCCCGCTGATTGCGGAGGTTGAGCGGGAACTGGAAGACATGGACGTGGCCTCGCTGCTTGCTGAGAAAGGGACAACTGCTCCGACGATTGTTCAGCTTCGCGAGCGGCACCATGCGCTAGCGCGGCTTATCGCTGAGGGTAAAAAACCCGGCGAAGCTGCCATTCTCTGCCGGTACTCGCAAAGCCGCATGAGCATCCTTCTCAGCGATCCTGCCTTTGTCGAACTTGTCGCTCACTACCGCGACGTAGTAAACGAGCAATTTGTTGACTTTCAGCGCAAGCTGAGTGACCTTGCCATCGACGCTGCTGGCATCTTGCAAGACCGGATGGAGTTGGAACCAGAGAAGCTGAGCGATGCGCTGCTGTTGCAAGTTGTGCAGGTGGGCGCTGATAGAACCGGACACGGCCCCTCACAGAAGAGTGAGGTAAACATAAAAGTAGGCTTTGCCGACAGACTTGCCGCTGCCCAAATCCGCACAACGTCTATGAAAAACATAACGCCGCTAGACGCTCTTTCGGATGTAGAGTCAACATGACTGAAGACGAAGTAGAACTTCTCGTTACCTGGCTTGCGGAAGTCCGCAACGATCCTTACGCTTTCGTGCTTGGCGCGTATGAGTGGGGAAGTGGAGAACTGCTTCGTTACGACGGCCCGGACGAATGGCAGGTTGAGTTGCTTTGCCGTCTCCGAGACGGAGTAACTACGATTGACGCAGCGATAGCTGAGGCCCGTCAGCGCCACGAGGAAAGCGAAACATTTCCCGTTATGGAAGCTATAACTTCCGGTCACGGTATCGGCAAGTCTGCACTGGTCGCGTGGGTAATAGATTGGGCTATGGCTACTCAGGTAGACACTAAAGGCGTGGTCACAGCTAACACCGAAAACCAGTTGAAGACTAAGACCTGGGCTGAGCTTGCTAAGTGGCATCGTCTGTCGATCACACAGAACTTGTTCCGTATGACGGCGACCGCACGGTTTTCAATAGACCCGCTGCATGAAAAAACCTGGCGCATCGACATGGTTCCGTGGAGCGAAAAGAACACCGAAGCTTTCGCCGGACTGCACAACCACGGCAAGCGTATCCTAATCGTCTTTGACGAAGCGTCAGCTATTGCCGACCTCATTTGGGAGGTTACCGAAGGCGCGCTAACCGACAAAGACACTCAGATAATCTGGCTCGCCTTTGGCAACCCTACAAAGAATAGCGGTCGCTTTCGCGAGTGCTTTGCTGGAGGCCGTTTTGCGCACCGCTGGAACAGCCGCGCTATCGACTCCCGCACAGTTAAGATCAGCAATAAAACGCAGCTGCAGGCGTGGGTAGACGACTACGGCGAGGATCACGACTTTGTTCGCGTCCGCGTTCGCGGAGTCTTCCCCCGCACTGACGCCGTTTCGTACATCTCTCTCGCTGACGTAGAGGAAGCGCAGAAGCGAAAGCCTGAAGGTCAAGACGGGCTTCCTATAATCGGCGGCCTCGATGTTGCTCGTTTCGGTCCTGACAGTTCTGTAATTGCTTTTCGCCAAGGCCGTGACGCCTCAAGTCGAAAGTGGGAAGATGTGCAAGGCCAAAACACCGTCATGGTGGCTCGCTGGGCTTTTGAACAATACATGCGCCATAACCTTTCTTCCCTTGTCGTAGACACGGGGGGTGTCGGAGGCGGCGTCTACGACCAGTTAGAACTCATGCAGATCAACGTCTACGCAGTTGACTTTTCTAGTTCCCCGGACAACGATGGCTCGGGGGAAAAATACCTCAACAAGCGTGCTGAAATGTATGGTCGGCTTCGTGAGTGGATTAAGAAGGGTGGATGCTTGCCGCCGGACAGGCCAGGCCTAGAGGAAAAAGGTTTGTCCGCGCAGCTTACAGCGCCTACCTACTCCTACCAAGCTGACGTAAAACTACAACTAGAAAGCAAGAAAGACCTACGTCGCAGGCTTGGTATATCTCCAGACGACGCAGACGCCATAGCCATTACTTTTGCCTACCCGTACCTTGAGGAAGCTTTCACGCCCACGCCTAGAGACGGCGAAACTGAAGGCGATCACTACGCTGAAGTAAACCCCTACGCTGCCGTAAGCTCTTCGCGGTTTAACCCAACACAGGTGAGATAATGAGAAAGAAACCAATTACGCTGGCCCCGCAACCTGTACTGCCGACACCGCCCGCGTCGGCGACCGATGCAGTCGCAGCCAGCTTTGCAGAAGATCAAACGCCGCCGGAAAATTCTTTTCTCGGCAAATACTATCGTCCCAACCGTGGCATAAAAAATCAAAGTCAGGCTCCAGCAGGCGGCGGCGGAGGTGGTGGCGGAGGTGGTGGCGGAGCCCCTGAGGTAAGACAAGAACAGCCTGCGCCTAAAGAAAGTCAACGTGACCGCGAGCTTGGTAGTAACATGTATAAGGCGTCGTCAAGTGACCGTGGCCCCAACGGCCTCGCCCCAACTACGTCGCCCCGGCCTGAACCAAGACCGTCTACAGATAGGGGGCCAAACGGTCTAGCCCCGGCAACAAGTCCTCGCCCGAAAGCAAACCCGAATACAAACTCAAGTTCAGGCAATTCATCTACAAGGTCTGCGGCTCCGGAACCGTCCACAAGATACAGCCTCAACGATAAAAAAGGCAACCCGAAAGACAGCAAGAGCAGCGGTGGTAAGAAAAAATGATGCCAGCCAAAGCCATGCGTGAAGAAGAATACTCCCCCATCAAACGAAGCCGTGACACTCTTCTTGCCGCGAAAGCAGAGCAAGCAAAGTGGCTTACAATCTGGCGCAAGCTTAACGAGGCCTTCTATCCGTTCCTCTATAACAACCTCACAAACACTACAGCTATGCATCAGCAAGAGCCCGACCGCATAGCCAACCCAAAGATGCTGGATGGGGAGCCTGCACTTGCCCTTCTCATCCTATCTTCCGGGTTCATGAACGGTGTTACTTCTCCCGCTCGAAAGTGGGTGAACATCAAGAAACCGGGGACCAAACCCTACGAGCAACCTGAAAACGACCAGAGCCTGGTTCACTCTGAAATTCGATCAAAGATACTTCAAATCCTTGCCGGAACCAACTACTACGACAGCCGCGCAGAGCAGGTATACGACGCTTGCGGTATAGGCACCGGCGCTTTGCTCTGCTACGAGGATCGTGACTTTGTGTGCAAGTTCACGCTGTGCGCGCCCGGATCGTACTACCTCGTCACAGACCACTCTAACAAAGTAGTTAAGTTCTGTCGTGAGTTTCGTATGAAGGCGAGCGACTTGCTGGAAGAATTCGGCGAGGACGCGCTGCCGCTGGAGATCGTTACGCGGGCAAAGAAAGGTGGGAGCAACGCGAGAACCGACTATCTCGTATCTCACCTGATTGAGGAAAACGTACCCGACGGTACGCTTCGCACAAATCATCCCTTCCGTGAGTGCTATTGGTTTTCCGCTCCAATCGCCGGAGCAAAACCTTACTTGGCCTGCCGTCCGCTGTACGAGTGGCCGGTAGCGGTGCTGCGTTGGTCTTGTCCGGACAACGCTACCTACGGTGTACCTCCTACCCTGTCAGTGCTTGGCAAAGCCGTGCAGCTACAAAATCTCGAGTTTCGGTCTGACCAAGGCCTGGACAAGATGATCTCGCCGCCGCTGCTTGCAGACCTGTCCTTACGTAATAGGCCAAAAGCTTTCAGCGCTAATGGCATCACATACACAAATAACCTTGCGCCAAATACAGGGGCACGTCCACTGCTAAATCTGCAGATGCCTTTTCAGGAAATGGAAGTCAAGCGTAGCCGCATTGTTCAGGCTATAAAAGACGGCCTTTACAACTACCTCTTCGACATGATCTCTAGCCTTGACACCGTGCGAAGCGCAACGGAGATCGACGCGAGGCGGGAAGAAAAGCTTGTAATGCTTGGACCGGTGCTTCATCGCAGCTACCTTGAAGATATTGGGGTTGTAGTAAAGCGCGTATTTGGCATCGCCTCGCGTAAGGGATTGTTCCCACCACTCAATGATAACGAGGGTGCGGAGATCGAATTTTCTAACATCCTCTCAGATGTGCAGAAAGCAAGTGACGTAGCAACACTGGAACGCTTCTCAGTCTTCGTGGGGCAGCTTGTCCCGACTTGGCCTGAGGCGCAAGCTAAGGTAGACATTCTCGACATCATTAAACAATACGCGGAGGGTCTTGGTGTTCGTCCTACCGTTCTCAAGGAAGATGAAGCGGTTCAACAAGCAACCGCGCCGGAAAACGATATGCAAGGTCTCCTTGCCACCTCCGAAGTGGCAAAGAATTTTGGTAGCGCGGCGGGAGCTCTTGGCAATGTTGATGTTGGCGGCGGACTGAACGCGGTGCAGTCGCTTCTCGCGGGCGGATAAAATATGATTGACGGGATTGGGAAGCCGTGATACGTTAAAGATGAAAGGACTTTAATATGGCTCAAGACTCGTCAGTTGCCTCTGAAGAGGAAATAACGCTCGAAGCGCACCTGCAATTTGCGGGACGCCTGATAGCTGGCGACCGCCATTTAAGGGTTCTTGTCAAGACATTTTTGGCCCACTGCAACGTGCTTCCGCCAAACGGAGTCTTTGACGTTAACCCTGTTCAAAACGCCTATAACCAAGGACTGCAAGCTGCCGGTTTTGAGTTTGCAGCCCTTCTCACCTCGGCGGACCCAGCTTTAATCCCCGCCCTTCTGCAAGAGGAACTTACGTCAAATGAACCCGAATAACAAATTTTGGATCAGCCTTCTTCGCAATGCGGAGGGGGTTGACGGTGGTGGCGCTAGCGCTAAGGGTGAAGCAGACACCGGCGCTGGCGCGGAAGCGGCTCCCGACGTAGCTGGCGATACGGAAGCCGCCGCCACCTCGTTTTTGTCTACTGGTGGAACTACGCCCGCAGAGACGCCTGAAGGCGAGACCCCGCCTGAAAAAGGCGAAACCCCGGAAGCGTTTTCACTTGAAGCGCTGACGCTGCCAAAAGGCTTTACCCTCGACGAGGCAACCGGGAAAGAGTTTGCAGAACTCCTTGGTAAGAATTTGTCGCCAAAGGAGCTGGGCCAATCCCTTGTAGACCTTCACGCCAAGACTGTGGAAACAGTAACGGCGGCTGTGAAACAGCAGAGCAATGACCTGTGGACACAGATGCAGGAGACGTGGCAGGGCCAGATAAAAGAACTGCCTGAGTTCAAATCAAACCCCGACGCCGAGGCCGGCAAAGTTATGCAAGGCCTTAAAGCTGTTGGCGCGGGCGACGAGTTCTTTGCAGCGCTAGACTTGACAGGCGCTGGCAACCATCCTGCCGTTGCGCAGGTTCTCCACCGCCTCGTGCAGCCGTTCCTCGAAGGAGCCGCTGTAGGGGGTGTTCCGAAACCGGCAGGCGGACGACAGCTTGGCGGCAATATCTACACCTCGGCGGGGCAGTAACCCCGTTCAACCCCACCTAGGAGTAATCCATGTCTGTCTTTCCCGACGTTCCTTTCAACCCTACTCTGATGGACTTCATCCAGGCTCTTGGCCCGGATGACGCCGTTTCCGATCTCGGTGAACTTCTTCACCAGACCAACCAACTGTGGCCTGACATGACTTTTCAGGAAGGCAACCTCTTGACCGGCCACCGTTTCTCGATCCGCACGGGCCTGCCCGAGCCGACTTGGCGTCGCCTGTATCAGGGCGTGCAGCCTACCAAGTCTACGCGCGCGCAAGTCACTGCCAGCACCGGTATGCTGGAAGACTACGCGGTCGTTGACAAGGCGCTGGCTGACCTGAACGGCAACACCGTTAGGTTTCGTCTGCAAGAAGACGCCGCCCACATCGAGGGCTTCAACATAAAGGTTGCACGCTCCCTCATCTACGAGAGCGAAGACAATAACCCGGAAGCCATCACAGGGCTTATGCCACACTTTACGGCAACTCCCGGCTCTACCGGCGTAGGCCAGCAGATCATCGACGCTGGCGGCACTGGCACCGACAACGCTTCGATCCTGCTGATCGGTTGGTCGCCTAACAGCGTCTACGGGATTTTCCCCAAAGGCTCCAAAGCCGGCCTGCAGGTGAAAGACCACGGAGAAGTCACCGAATATGCAAAGACTCCTGATGGAGCTAGCAACGGTTACTACCAGGCCTATCGCACCCACTATCGTTGGGACCTGGGACTCGTCGTGCAGGACTACCGCTACGTTGTCCGCATCGCCAACATCGACCGAAGCCTGCTTGGCGCTGATCCGACCATCTCAGGTTACACCGGCGCGAATTTGCCGAACCTCCTTTTCGAGGCAATGGAATACCTTCCCTCGATGGAAAACTGCCGTCCCGTCTTCTACATGGACGCGACAATCAAAACGAAGTTGCGGCAGCAGCTTCCAAACGTGGTAAAAAACTCCACGCTTCAAATCATGGAAGTTGGCGGGAAGCGTGTTGACTCCTTCCAAGAAACTCCAATCCGGCGCATGGATGTGATGCGTGTTGACGAAGCTCGTGTCGTCTAAGGAGATCAGCAAATGATCGTAGATCAAATTCTCTCGCCTGCTATCAAGACGGCGCTGAGCACTTACACCGTATCGACTCAGACAGTCGGTGGTTCCGCCAAAGTTTTTGACCTCGGCGTTGCCCGGAACAACGGCCTCGTTGGCACCGGTTTCAATGGTCCCGGCTGGGAAATCAACGGACGATCGGCAACCTCTGGCGGCGCCGCTACGGCTCAGTTGCTTCTCGTAACTGACGACAACTCCGCATTGTCTTCACCTACCACCCTTTTTACCTCAGCGACGTTTACGCTGGCGCAGATGGCAAAGATGGACCTGTTTGTGCCCTTGCCGGACACCGACCTGTTTGAGCGGTATCTGGCTTGGCGTATCGTGGTTGGCACTGCCGTCTTTACCGGCGGTACGCTGTCTATTGAGTTTATCGGAGACAAGCGGCAGTGGCGCGGCTATCCGTCCGTAACTAACAGGTGATCTGAATGAGCAAACCAACCTCACTTGCCTCTCAGATCGCTAAGGCAGCTAATGACGAGTCCGCCGCGCAGTTGCGCGAGGACCTGGAAGTAGCTTTCAAGCCCGCGCCTGAAGGCAAGGTCTGGGTACGGCTTATCCGTTATCACCTAGACAGAAACGGAGTCATGCACTCTCCGGGCATCGTGGCGCTCGACAAAGGTTTTGTGCCTGACTCGGCAAAGCTTCTTGCTCCGGTTCCGTCGCCGGAAGTTGTTGCGGACACGCCCGCCAAAGACTGATTAAAAATAGTGAGGGGGAGCAATCCCCCTCCCTTACAATAAAGATAGGGGTTGCCATGCAAACGCTGTTGTCACTTTACAACCAAGCTCTATCCGCCGTAGGTGCTGCTGCAAATATCACTAACCCGGCCGGCTCAGGTCAGCCTGTTGACATATGCAACCTTTGGTATCCTGTAGCAAGACAGGCAGTTTTCACGGCGGCTCACTGGCCGAGTCTCCGTGTAAGCTTCCGCCTAGCCCTCGTCAAAGAGCGTGCGGAAGGATCAACTTGGACAAACAATGATCCAGCGCCAGACTATCGCTATGCATTCAGTTTGCCGCCTGACATGGCATCTCCGCAGTATCTGCAAGACTTTACCCGTTTTGAACTTGGCCGGATTGGTGCGCAAAAAGTTCTTTTTTGTAACACGCTTGATCCCATCCTACATTACACTATTGATGATCCAGTCCCAACAAATTGGGAATTGGACCTTTACCGCTGTGTTCTTTGGTCCCTTGCAGCTTGTATAAATATGTCAAAAAGCGGAAAGATGGAGGTCACGCAAAAGCTGGAAAATCAAGTAATAGGACTAATTGGTAAGGCCGCCGAGACGGCCGCAAACTCTGACGACACCTATTACGAAGCTATCCCAACTCTTTGGGCTGGCACCGGGTTTAGCGTGCCCCAAGTTCAAACGCAATTTATCTATCCTACGCAGACTTTCCGTGTGAGCGCCTCCGTATGACAACTAAAAATCAAACCTTTGCGTTTATCGCTGGAGAAGTAGCGCCCGCGTTTTATGGGCGCTTAGACCTTGATCGGTACCCGGTAGGGCTAAAGACCGCTGAAAATTTTTTTGTGGATTACCACGGGGGCTTGTTTAATCGGGCTGGAACTTCCTTCATAAGTATGCTTCCAGAACAAGTTCATCTGTTTGCAAAATTTCGCGCTAAGACTTACGACTTGGTTTTATTTTTTACCGCAGGCAAAATGCGGGTATTGCGAGACAAAAAGTTTATTCACTCCGCCGCCGATGCCGCAGGTACAGTCGTTAATGGCCTAGTCACTGCCGCAAACGGCGTTACTGTTGGACAGTTAGTTTGGTTGAAGATTGGGGCTTTTGAGGGTTACTTCACAGTCTCTTCTGCCTCGGCCGGTGGATTTCAGCTAACTTCTCCGATTGGTTGGAACCTTCCAGACGGCGCGGCGACGTGGGCGCCTGTATACGAACGCAGCACTACGTTTACCGACGCAGACATCGCTGGACTAAAAATCGCACAAGACTTTAACCGTGTAGTTTGCACGCGCGATACTCGTCTTCCAGTTTTTATAACTCGGGTGGCGGACAACGACTGGACTTTGGCTAATTTCACTAACGTACTACCGACGGCTCCGGGGTCAGTAGCTGGAACCGCATCTGGCAGTGGCTCTGCCTCAGTTGGATTTGCCGTGACCGCAGTTATAAACGGTGTTGAGTCGGGGATAAGTGTTGTTCTTGTAACATCTTCTATTGTCAACTACAGCGTAACAGCAGGATCATTTACTTTAACTTGGGGTGCGGTTGCCGGGGCGGAACGCTACAACGTCTATCGTTCGATTGTATATCCTGGAGCTTATCCTAGTGGCGCACAGTTAAACTACGTAGGTTACACCACAGGGACCTCCTTTGTAGACAATAACATAGTCTCAGACGGAAGTAAAACAATTCCAGAATTAGTTGACTTTTTTTCTGGAAACAACTTTCCGGCTGTCTACTCTCGTTTTCAACAACGCGGCGTTTATGCGGGTCTAGCGAATGAGCCTTTGACAATTGTAGGTAGCCTTGCTTTTGACAAATCCTTGTTTAGCCTTTCGTTCCCTCCAGTTGCCACCGATAGCTATAGCTACACCATCGACGCTGAGAGTGAGCGGCCAATAAAACACATGCTGGCGCTCCGCTACGGTCTTATGCTGTTTACAGAGGACAACATAACTCAACTTCGTGGCGGCGGCGACAACGTGTCGATAACTGCGTTGAACGCTATTGCCGAGCCACAAGCCTACGTCAGCGTCAGCGACCTATCGCCACTCGCTATTAACCTTGATGTTATTTTTCTTACCTCGCTGAACACCGAGGTAAACCAAATGGTTTACACTGAATACACAAACAGCTTTAAGATGCAAGACATTCTCGTTTTGTCCTCACACTTGTTTGGTCCGGACAACAAGGCGGTTGATGTAACGTGGTCCGCTGAGCCCCACAAACTGGTGCATTACGTTAGGGAAGATGGGCAACGTGTTTGTTTAACTTACGAGCGTAATTTTGAGGTGTACGGATGGACTCGTGCCCGCACACAAGGAGATTACCTAAAACTTATTTCAGTGACTGAGGACTCGCGCGCGCTGGTGTACCAAACCGTGCGTAGAACAATTAAGGGTCTTAACGTCATGTTCTTGGAACGTGAAGAGCCTCGCCGCGATAGAGCGTTCAATGAGATGTGGTACGTTGACGCTGGAGTAAGCCGTCAGTTACTACGCCCAAACTACGTCGCGCGTCTCGAGCTTAACGAAAGCGTTTGGACTCTAAATGTTTCTGATGTTTCATGGGCAGCCGTAAATCAAGTTATTTATCTTGGCGTCGGCATGTTTAGAGTAACTGCAGTAACCGCAGGCAAAGTAACACTGGCCGTGATGGTTCTTCCAGATTACTCAGAAGAATATAATAAAACCGGCGTTCGGTTCAAAGCGGGCTCTTGGAGCTACAATACAGTCGTAGAAGAACTTGACGGATTGTGGTGGCTTGACGGGGAGACTGTTAGTGTTCTTCATGACGGGGACGCGGAAATTAATATTCCAGTCGTGAACAGCAAGATTAAGATAAACACTCCCTCAGCGTTCATAGTGGCTGGGCTAAGCTACACTAGCAGGGGTGAAAGCCTTCCGCTTTCGCTGCCGCAGTATGTTCTTGGCGGGTCAGCACTTACGCTGCGCGGACTCGCTATCCGGCAGTTGCAAACACGCGGTCTAGCTGTCGGCACTTCTTTCGATAACCTCGAAGACCTTCCTTCTCGAAGCTATGAAGATTGGGGAAACCCTTTGTCAATTCAAACTGAGTTAACTAACCATGAGTTGTGGGGCTCAGGAGACTGGAGCGAAGACGCGATGGTTTGTTTTACTCAACGCTATCCTCTTCCGGCCGCCGTTATAGGCTATACCTTTGACCTGGACGTGGGGGGCTAAATGTGGCGAGAGATAACATTTGAGCTTCCACCAGAAGTAGCAAAATGTACTACCTCAGTTTGGTCTTACCCTGAGATAGTTATACTTGGCGTGATGAAGTCGAGTTTTTTTGCACCGCCGTGGTTGTGGGCAAAAGTGCTGAACGGTGGTTTTTGCAACGTAAGGAAATCTCCTAGCATTATCAACGAGTTTCAAATCCTAATGAACCTACCAAAGGTTTATGCGGAAGCTGAGATTGATAAACCTCGAAATCAACGACTGCTTGAGTTTCTTGGTTTCGTCTACGAACAGTCTTACGAAGATCGAAAAATCTATACGCGGAGTATATAATGGCTTTCCTTGCACCTGCTATGCCGCTTATTTCCGCTGCTATGCCAATTATCTCTGCCGGAGCGACTTTGCTTGGCGGGCTATCAGCTAAACGTGACGCAGACTATCAAGCTGCTGTAGGCATGAAAAATGCGCAGTTGTTAGAAGAGCAAGCGTTGCGAGAAAACTTTGCTGCGACACAAGACATTGAAGACCAAGATACATCTGCGCGGGCAGATGTTGCCAACATGCTGTCGCAGTTTGCTGCGAGCGGTCTTAGCTCGTCTTCCGGCTCTTTTGTGATGCGGCAAGCTAGCGCGGCCTCTATTGCTAAACAGGATCGTCAGCGGATGGCGCAGAAGAAAGACGTGCAGCTTTATAACACGCGCAACCAAGCAAACACTGTAAGAAATGAAGCTAATGCTACGCGGAGAGGAGGCCGTACTAGCCTTCTCAGCACGGCGCTAGCCGTTCCCGCTTCTTACCTATCCGGCGCAAGCATGGTAAACGAATATACTCGAGGCAGGCTTAGCCTGTCCAGCCCTAGCTACGCGGGAGGTCGCTGATGGTTATTGGTAATGTAAGGGCGTCTGGCGGGCTTGAGTCTCAGCCGATACAGGATCGCTCGAGTACAATTCTCGCACAAGCCACAATGGGTCTTGGGGACTCGGTAAACAGACTGGCACAGGCCGGCCTTACCTATCTCAACACCGGCACTGACATTGAAACCGTATACGATAGACGGGCAATGGCCTCGGAAGCGCTCACCCTTGACACGCAGTTTCTTGAGTACCAAACGGCTCGCGCAAAAGAGTATACAGAGTACTCACGGGGTAGAAGCGCTGCACCAGGAGGTATGACGAGAGAGTACGATAGTCTCCTTGCTGCGCGTGAGAAAGAATTTATAACAACTGTTCCGGAGCGGTTTCGCGAAGAATACACCGCACGGCTAGCGGAAGATCGTGCTAACCGAGTAAGCTCGGCTTTTGTCGCTGAATTGGAACTTCTTGACACTGCGGACGCAGCTACGCTAAACAAGGGGTTAAACGCTATCGCGTCTAGCGTAAAGGCTGGTAACGCTTCTCTTGAGGAAGGCCAGTCTCGCTGGGAAGCAATGGTAACGCAGTCTGCGCTGCCGGAGGCCACCAAGCAAGAATTTATTCTTAACGGTCGATCGGCTGTGCAGGGAATGGCGGCGTCTAATCTCCTTGAAAAACACGCGGGGGGCTACGGCGCTGTTAGCGATGGCTCCAACGGCGACGTTGTCGCAGCTAACCTACTCCCTCAGGAAAGGGGTGTGCTAAATGCCATTGCCTCCAGAGAGTCTCCCGGTTATGACGTATGGAACGGAGGGACTTCGTTTACAGGGTATGAAGATCATCCTGCGGCGACGGGAACGGCGCCGGGCGAAAGCACTGCTGCGGGACGCTATCAATTCATCCTCGGAACTTGGAGAGCCGCCACCGCCTCCTACCAGCGAGCCTACGGAGTAGCTGTCCCCGATTTCTCTCCAGAGTGGCAAGATCGTGTGGCGTTACATTGGGCCGAAGTCCAATTCAACAAGCACCATACAGGCAAGACCTTCCGGCAGATTTTGGAAACGGCAATCCCCGAAGAACTGCTGACGATCCGTGACGTGCTTGGCAAACCTCGCAGCGCAAACCCTAACGACCTAGAGTGGCAAGGCCTCGGTCACATGGGGGACCAAGAGTTCCTAAACATGATGCTCGGCACGAGCGGCATCGCTGGCGGCGGCACTGGCGCAGCTGAAGGCCCGAACGTCTGGACTGATCCACGTTTTGCTGATATGTCGCTAGACAGCAAAATGACTTACGCAAACCAGATTTCGGCGGCGACGGACGCTCGGCAGCGTGAGCAAGCCACGACAATGCAGCTGCAACGTGACACGTTTCTAGGCCAGGTTTACAACGCCAGCGTTGCGGGTGACTCGGCCCTGCTCACCAGTTTGAAACAGTCCTCTTATTGGGACGGCGAAGCTCAAGCAAAAGAAAACACCGGACGCGAAATATACGCTTCCACGCAACGCGGTATTTCCGGCGTAGAGTCTTCGCTTGCAGCAAACATACCATTGTCTCGCGAACAAGGTACAGCTTTTGCTCAGTGGTTTGGGAATGAAAGTTTTGCGGGTATCGCTAACGGCGATGCAGCATCGTACGAAAAACTTACCGGCGCGGTAAACCGAGCAAGAATACTTCCAAAGGGCATAAACGACGCTTTTAACATTGCGCTGGCAAGTCCCTCAACTATGACTCAGGCTCGGTCGTTCCTAGCGTCGCTGCATAAAAGTGATCCGACTATACTCGACCGCAGCGGTTTTACGCAAAACGAGATTGCTGAAATTCAACTCTTTCAAGACTTGGCTTCGCGAGCTCCTGATCTTGAGACTGCTGAAAAACAAATGCAAACAATCCTTGCTAACGAAGGCGTAACTCGTGATCCTTCAAAAGTAGCAAAGGAAGGTGCAGCATCTTTTACAGAAACCTATCCTCTTCCCGAAAACATAATCGAAAGGTTTGAAGGTTGGTTTGCCCCTGAACGTAACACAGTTATAAATCCGGCGGCGGAAGGCCAACTTTACTCAGACGCAAGGCAAGCCTATGAAACCGGCTGGCGCATATACGCCAACGCAGAAGCTGCTGACGCCTACATGAAAACATACCTTGATAAGATTTGGGGCGTGACTTACACCACGCCTGAAGCGGATAACCCGTACGACGTTTCCATAAACAGATTTTTTACCCCGGAAAAAGAGTCCGTGTTAACGCGGTTCCCTCCAGAAAAGTTTTACACCGGCGCAGATGGAAGCATGGATTTTCTGTATAACTCCATGAAAAATTTTGCCGTAGTAAAAGGTGCAAAACCTTTTGGTATCGGACTAATGTCTGATGACGAAACTGAAAAGGAAGTCAGGGCTGGAAAACTTCCGACTTATAAAGTAGTAGCTACAGACGAGTTTGGTGCCGCCATTCTTTTGCCCGGTCGTTTTGGTGGGCCTATTCTCCAGCAGCAGCAAGATGAAATGATGACTGATGAGGCGCAACGTAAGGCAGCGCTGGCTAAGATAAGTGGGGCTGAAACTAACATTATTGAGGCAGAAGGCGCGCTGCGTAACGCAGAGGCCTCAGGTAACTCCGCCATGGCAGACCTTGCCCAACAGCAAATTGTCGAAGCGGAGCGTGCTAAAGCGGCAGCTAGGCTTTCGGCTTCGGAACAGGGATATATAAACTTGACGCAGCCTGATGCGCCCGAGTCTATGATTACCGACAGTGCTAAGATGCTTGGGGAAGCCATCGCCAACGACCCTACAACGGTGCGCCGCCTGACCTTTCTGACGGATAAGAATAGCCGTGCTGGCGTCCCCAATCCTAAGGAAACAGCGCTGGTAGAAATAGTCAGCAAAGAACTTAAGCTGTCTACATCTGACGCGCAGAAAGTTGTTCAACTTTACCTTGGAGCAAAATAATGGACAATCTTATTCAACCGATAACGCTCCCTATTGCAGACCCGGTAAACATTGATCCAAGTGCTCGGGACGCCACACGCAGTGCTTTTGCACTATACAGCGATGTAGTAAACATTTACGAATATCTTAATCGACCAATGTTTTCTCCAGACGCTACTTTTGATTTTGCCAAAGAGTTCAAAACTCGTAATCTTCCCATGTACATGATGGTGAGGCTTGCTGACTCAAAGTCTGCGGCGGAGCTGGACTTTCGCATCGCAAAAGCTGCAAAAGAGGAACGTGATAAACAAGTGCTGGCGGCAAGCGGCTGGTCTGGAACAGTAGCCGCTCTCGGCGCTGGTATTTTGTCACCAACTGCATTTATCCCATTGGTAGGTCAGGCGCGTGGGGCCAAGGGCGTAGCACAGATGTTTGCGCTGGCTGGAGCTGCTGCAGGCGCTCAGAACGCAGCGCTGTTTCTCAACCAAGAGACAATGACGCAAGCCGAGTTGTTTAATGGCGTAGCTATGGACACGCTGTTGCTTGGGATGATGGGCGGAGCGTACATGGGGCTTACTCGTCCCGCGCGCGTACAGTTGCAAAAAGATATAGTGCGAAACAGTACAAAAGTTGATATTCCGCAAGGCCCGATGGACGTATTGCGCTTGCCACCAAAACCTCTACAAATTGAAGGTATGACAAAGGCACAGGTTAAGGAAGAGGTGATTGCTGAAGGTATCCGTGATCCGGGAACTATCAAACAGATGCTGGACGAGACGGTAGATGCGGAGGACTACGTGCCGCTGCGTGACCGTGCGTTAACAATCGAGAAGCCAAAACGTCGCAAGGCAAAAAACGGCGAAGAGCTAAGCGGCTTCGGCGGTAGCTGGCTTGAAGCTAAAGTTGCCGAAGGTGTAACGGCGCGGTTTGTAAAAGCCTCATCTGGGTCTAAGTTTTTTGTTGGCGGAGAATATTCCATCAGTCTGCACTTGGACGATGGTACGGAAATTCGTATCAATCAACCTCGCGACCCGAACATGGAGTCTGGCGTACTCGCCGGTCGAACTCCGTTTTACAAGCAGGCTGACTTGGTTGAGGCCCTCGCCAAAGGCGAACTCGACGAGCAGCTGTATAAGATGCTAGAAGCCGCGGACGAGGGTGATATGGCTCGTTTCAACGCGAAAGAAACCATACCTAACTCAAACCTAAATGCTGACACCCCTGCAGTATCGCGCAGCGCGGGCGACGGCGGTAGCCTTTCCGCCGCTGTTCGCAAAACCCGAAACACACTTGGTATGCAAAAGGCGCCAAACAAGTTACGACAAGCTGCTATGAAGGCTCACGGAAAATTGTCGCCAGTCTATAGTATGCAGACGCAACCACTTTTTCCCTCCCTTCGTCACGCATCGGCGCTAATGGATACCGCTGGTCTAAGGCAGGCGGGTCTCGAAGTCATGGAAGCCTCGGCTAAGGAAGGCATTCTTATCGAGCGTATTCACGGCTACGATCCCTACAAAGATGAGTTTTTCAAGGCCCTCGACAAACATTACTACACCTATGTCTATGACGGCGCTGAAGGCTTTGATATGAACATCGAGGCGTTTACTCAAATTCGTTCGCAATTTGGAACGCTGCCGCCCGGCAAAATTTCATGGCCGGAATTTAAGCGGGAAGTTTTTGAACAACTAAACACTGGAGAAGTGCAACCGGAGTTTGCGCCGGCAGTCGCCGACTTCAAGAAATTCTTTGCCGAGTACAATTTTTGGCACAAAGAATACATGAAGGAGATGGAAGCTGCTGGGGACGAGTTTGAGCCGCTTTACAAAGAACTTCTCGAAGATGATCTCGGCGACGGCATTACCGACTACGCTCACCACATTCCAGATCAGAATAAGATCATCGACAACCTGGCTGAGTTTATCAACGACTTCGGCGCTTACAACGAAAAGGCGATGCTTCAAACCTACGAAAAGCAAGCAGAGTTATTTACGAAACGCAAGCGCAAACTTGAGTTTGAAAAAGATGTTGTCGGGCTTAACGAATTTGAGTTAGTTGCTCGGATGGAAGAAGTTGAGTCCGACATTGTTTTCCTTGACGAACTTCCTGAGATGGTAGACTACCGTAACGAGCGGCTGTCGCTGACACGTCAGGCGAAAGAAGAAGGTTGGTCTAAAGAAGAATTAAAAGTTCAGGTGAAGGACTTAAACGATAACCTCTCAAAAGAGGTCAGAGGATGGCTTGAGGAGCGTAAGAAGCTATTGGCGCTTGGCCGTCTCTACAAAAAGTACGGGGCTAAGACTACAGAAAAGGTGAGCAACCTTCAGGCTTCCGCAGCCAAACTGACTGACGACATTGCCGATATGTTCAGGACGCCGCCTGCACGGTTGATGGCGACGGACGTGGCGCTGGCAAAGACGCAGAAGGCTAAAGAGGCCTTGCTTGGGAAGACTACAAAAGACCTAAAAAAAGCAATCGCAGCGCTAGAAAAGCGACGTTTTGCGCTAGAAAAACTTGCGGTCAGTAAACGGCAAAACAGCGCCTCACGTGTGATAGCACAAGAGTACTTTGCCAAGGCGAAAACGCGGTACGACGACATGCTTGAAAGACTTACTGTGGCTCAAGGTCGGTCTGTAGGACTTGACGCTTGGCTGTCTGAAATTAACTTGGTTCGTGAAGATGTGATTGCGGACTTAACGCGGCTGGTTAGGTCTAAGGCAAGTCGCGCCCAAGACTTGGAAGAAGCAGCCGCGAAAGAAGTTAAGAATAAAACTCCGCTTACGACCGAGGAACAAAGCAAGTCTGTGGCTCAAATTGATGAAGAACTTTATAACCTGGAAGTTGATTTTTTTAATCGCTATGGCGTTGACGATCCAGAGGTAGACCCGGTTCCCGATTTCAAAGAACAGTCACGTGATCTTGCAACAGTGCTTGCGCAGAAACTAACCAATACAGAGATTGAACTTTCTCCGGCATATCACGCTTTGCGGCAAGACGCACGTAGCGCAGAGCTGCTTCGCGTTTGGAAAACTCCTTTTGCGTTGAAAAAGAAGTGGCTTATAAACGACGTGGAGCTTATTGCCTCCGCGTATGATAGGGTGATGGCGCCTGACTTGGAGCTATGGCGAGCCTTTGGCAGCCCAAGCGGCAAGAATGTTATTGGGGAAATGAACGATGAGTTAACTATTCTGATGAATAAGCTGGCGACTGCGTCGTTTGTTAAGCTTCCAAAAGGTTGGATAGACGCTTCCGCAAAGTATATTGATCAGGTTGCCAAACGGTTGTTTGACTTTGGCGCCGGCGAAGATTTGTTTCTGACAGAAAAGAATTTCTCTGACACGCTGGAAGCTGGCTACCAGCCGCTTACCCAGGAGCTTCGCCAACAGATCGGACGCTACTTTGTGGCCGAGACTAAAAAACAAACCTACAACTTCGACGTAGCAATACAGCGGCTTCGTGCACAACGAGGCGTTCCGAGAGATGCTAGTTCGATGTGGTGGCGCGCTGGTCGTTGGATTAAAAATATGAACGTCTTGACAATGATGGGTGTAAGTACGATCTCCTCGTTTTCCGACGTGGCGCGGCCAATATGGCAGCATGGAGCTATGAAAGTTTTCAAATACGGCTGGGGGCCTTTCATCAAATCGTTAGGAGAGGAAAATGGAAAGACGTTCCGCCTCGCGTCGAATGAAATCAACAGTCGTATTGGCCTGAACATAGAGCCAAGGTTGCACAGCCGGGCGCAGGCTGTTTTTGACCTTGCCGAAGATAGCATAGGCAAAACTAAGCTGGAGCGCGGCACTGCCGTCGCTACGCAAAAAATGGGGCTGATCGCCTTCTACGACTACTGGACCGCGGCCCAGAAAACAATCAGCGGCAACGTCGTCCACGCTACTATGGCTACCTATATTCCAGAAGTAGCAAAGGCTTGGCGGGCAAACGCCGAGTTTACCGGCGACCTTCTGACCATGCGTACCTACTTGCGAGAACGCGGTCTTGGCGACATTATGATTAACCGCATCGCGCAGCAATTGGAAGCGCCCGATGGGGTGGAATATTTCTCCAACGGAGGCGTACTTCCCAACATACACTTGTGGGACGACCCGCAAGCATTTCGAGCTTATCAAGCGGCTGTTACCACCGAAGTCAACAAGCTGATCGTGACGCCTGGACTGGAACGCCCTAACGTCGTTGACGAAAACATGGCCTATTCTCTTCTGTTCCAGTTTAAGAGTTTCCTCTTCGCCGCAAACTCTCGAATGGTTATGAGTGCGCTTCAAGGTAATGACCCATACCTAATGCAAGGCGTTGCTTTTTCACTTGCTTTTGGGGCGCTTTCATACTATACATATGCATACGCTGCTGGAGGCCGGACCCTCGAAGACATGAAAGAAATGTCGCCGGAAGCCTGGGTTTGGGAAGCGACAAAACGGAGTGGAATTTTGGGCGCTTTGTCGATTGGCGCAGACGCAGCTGAACGGACTCCGTGGATAAGCGGAGACGATAGCCCCATGATTTTCCGAAAGCCCTCCGGCCTGCTCGGTGTGTTTCTCGGCCCAACTTATACCCAAGCCGACAGACTGTTTACTGTCGCTGCCACCCTTGACAACGAAGATCAGGAGCAAAACATGCGACGGCTGCGGCAGGTCTTTATGCCCCACCAAAACAATTTTCTCTTTCGGCAGCTGTTTGACCGTGTAGCCGAAGCGATGTTTGGAGGCGAAAAATGACTGTTGAAGTAACTACGTCTACAGCTACTCGCTTCGGCAATGGTACTACACAAGTCTTTGACTTTCCGTTCCGAGTTCAAACAGCCGCGAGCGTTAAAGTTTACAGTGTGGTTAATGGGGTTAAGATACCTCTAACACTTGGAACCTATACTACCGCGATAAACCCAAACGGAGTGGGTGGGCTAGTCACCATCACGCCTGCACCGCTGGACGGCGTTCGCCTGCTTATTGCACGTGAGACAGATGTTACACAAGAAGTTTCCGTAAGCGCGCAAACACGTTACGATCCGGCAGTAGCTGAGTTTGTTTGGGACAAACTTACTATGCTTATGCAAGAACTTTTGCTTGTTGCAGCGCCGAGTGAAATTGATTTGATTGGAGAATTTTTAGGGCCTTGGTCGACTGCACATGCCTACGTTGTAGGTGATCGTATTTTTGAACCGGTATCTGGTAACGGGTACCAGTGTATTTTGGCGCACGTTTCTGGAGTTTTTACTACCGACTTGTCGGCGGGACGGTGGAGCATCTATGTTCAGCGTGGGGCCTCCGGCGCTGGTACAGGAGATATGTTGTCTGCGCAAAACTTAAATGACCTTGCAAGTAAGACGGCAGCGTTAGTTAATTTGGGTGGAACAACTATTGGTACTGGCGTATTCAAAGCCGTAGATAAGACAGCTGCAAGAATAGCACTTGGTATTGCAGACGCACAAGTTGGGCAAGATCGCATCATAAACAGCGACTTCGGCATCTGGCAGCGTGCCTTGTCTGGGACCGACAATGGGTACATAGCAGCAGATCGTTGGGCAAATTTTTTCGTGGGCGGCACGGTCACGCAAAGTCGGCAGAACCACCCGGCCGGAACTATATTTGGCGCAAGTTGTCCGGCCTTTTTCTTGCGACAAGGTGTAACGGGGCAGAGCCTTTTAACGCACTTTGCCGCCACTGTACAACGTATTGAGGACGTGCGGACCTATGCCGGGCAGACCATTACAGTCTTGGGTTGGGCTAAGCGCAACAGTGGAACCGGAAACGTAGCAATCGAGGTCGTTCAAAACTTTGGCTCTGGTGGTAGCCCCTCGGCAGAAGTGACTGGAATTGGCTCTTCGCAAATTACACTGACGGGCGCATGGACACCTTTTGCTGTCACCATCAATGTTCCGTCAATAGCTGGAAAAATACTCGGCACTACCAGCAACAACTTTTTAGGCTTGCAATTCTGGACTTCAGCGGGTTCGACGTTTTCCGCGAGGACAGCAAGTCTCGGGCTTCAAACGATTGAAGTTGATTTTTTTGGCATCCACATTCGCTCCGGCGTATGGACTGCCGCAGATGCTGCGCTTTATGTACCCCGCGATATGGAGACTGAGACGGCGCTATGTCAGAGATATCTCTTCAAGACGCAGCTTGGCGTAACTCTGAGGGGATACTCGCCGTCTCCAGGCGCGCAGACATTCCAGACAATCGTGTTTCCCGTGACGATGCGGGCAGGCGTTACAGCGACGAATACTTGGATCAACGGCGCAAACAACCTATCGCAAACGGTGGCAACAAGCGCAACAAATGCGCAGCTTACTTTGACCTCAATCATTGGATCAGACTTTGCCGTTCAGTATGCCGCCGGTAACTCATTTGACTCGGAGCTATAAGCATGATTACTGACATCACCCTTACTGCGCCCGATACCTACAGCGCCAACATTGACGGCACAGTATGGTCAGGCATCACCGAGGCAAGCCGGTTCTGGCAAGCCGTGCAAGACGCCATTGCAGGTGGGGCCGCTGTAAGTCAGCCACCCCCGCCAACTCCGGAACAAATGCAGGTGGCATACACCGCCGCAATCGAAGCTCATGTAGAG